GTGAGATCCACTAGAGTACAGTTGCGCTCATAACAGTCCAGCACACGATGTTCCTGTCCGTTGTGATCAGTCCAGCGTTGTAGCATGAGATTGTTCCAGTTGAAACCTTTCTTGTCTCGATCAGCATAGGCCTCTTGTAGGCCTACTTTGTTTTTTGTACCCTTGGTCCTGACACCAGGATAGGCACTAAAGATGTTGTCAGTGGGATCACCGCGCATACACTTTTCGAACAACAACCATTGAGGATCAGGAGGCAGTTTGGCCGCTTTGGTCTTTTTGTCTATCACAGGTTTCATTTTTGAATCAAAAATCCCCTCTAGTGTAATGACCTCGTCCGTGATACCGTTGTATTGACGAACATTGGCTGCCACTAACTGTACGAAATCAGTGTCTGAGGAGACTATGGTGTGCTGGTCTGTGGGGTGTAGCGCAATCCACCGGGCGATGATATCATCCGCTTCCGCTTCAGGATGCCTAATTACAGAGCAGTTAGTCTTGGCTGCTATGTATTTAGTGAATTCATCATAGGTGTCCCAAAAAAGGCGATCTTGCTCGGCTTCGGCTTCGGTCAGAGCCGCGCGAGCCACTGCACGGTTCTTTTTGTAGGGTTCGTAGAAGTCCTTGCGCCAGGAGCGTCCCTCCAAGGCAAACACCACGTGATCAGCACCAAACTGGCGCACACACTTGTTCACACTGGCTAGAGTAACGTGAAGGGCATAGCCCAGTCGCTGCCAATCATCGGCAGCACGGTGTGCCGCGTGGCGAGCGCGGAAAAAGGTATTGGCCGTGTCTACGATTAGATAGTTCATAGGTTAATAATAATATGTTCACTTAATGTTGTCAAGTGAATTTGGAGAACTTTGGTGTAAATAGTATTGGAGGCAAGAAAAATGAGAATTCAAAGATCACCAAAATTAGTCAGTAATATTAACGGTAGCCCGGTACTAGTCCAAAAAGTTGGTATCAAAACTTTGAAAGATCCGGGTTTGAAAGATCAAGCCAGAGCCGAAGCGATAAGTGTGTCAACTCAAATCACTAGAGTACAAGAAAATCAAAGCACCACACTTGAATTAATTTCAGTTGACACTGATGCTCCCAAACCAACTCTTTCTGAAGAAAATAATACTTCAATTGCTTCTGCTATCTCGGCTAAGACAGACATAGCCTCTGTATCGACTACACCTGCTGCAGGTTTACTGACCAGGCAACAATATGATGCAGCAGTAACTAATCTAGAAAATATCAATCGCGAGTTAGTCGCAGCGCGAAATCGACTTAATATTTTATTTCAAAGTAGAGAAGCAAGTCGCTTTGCTGAAATTCGAGAATTAAGAATAATTATTGCTAGATTAATTGGTCAGGCCGCTTCCGCAAAACTTACAGTCGATAAATTAAAGTCATCTTTCTAACGATATTCCCTTTTGCCATCTTCCATCTTGGTGTTTTGTACAAAGCGATTGGGATTGCGATTTTCGGGATCGGCCTGCTCCTGTTCAAAGGTTTCCAATACCACATTACGGCAAACACTGGTAAACCATTGATCCACTAGATCAGCATCGGATTTGCCTTGATAACCAAATCGCTGTAGTTGCAGAATAAACTTGTCATTCCAATCCAATTCAAAACTACCAGCAGATAGATTGTTGGGATCCACATCCATGGAAAGGATGGCCACA